TGCCATCATTAGCAATAGTAAGTGCTTGATTAAATGAGACATTATCATCAGCAGAATGAGTGGTACTTGAACTTACAAAAAACTTTAATGCACCATCAGCCAAACCTATTGCAGATGCTCTTCCATCAGCAGTGATATATTTATTATTTGAGCCATCAAAGTAAAAATTTGCTCCAAGAAATAAATCATTACCACCATTATTGTACAAGACACTATTGGATAATTGTAATGCAGTATAACTACTTTGCCAACTTGATTCTGGACTTCCACCTATACCAACATTTTGACTGGAGTCTATTGTGAGTGCAAGAGTGTTTACATTATCTTGAGCAGTATAGAATTTGAGGTGAGAATCCATATTATCTGCACCTGATGTGTTATAATCTGAATCTTTACCAGCACGAATCGCACCAGCGTTCTTTGTTACAAAGCTAACACCACCATTTGTAGTACCTTGAAATTGAAATTCTATATCTGATGTCTGCCCTGTTTCACCACCAGAAGGTTCATCATTGTTATGTAATGTTAATAGAGTATGGGATGCATTTCCATTATTGCTTCGTATTACATTTGTACCTTCTATAATTTCATCATACGCAAGAGAACCACCACCTTGAACAGTTAAATCACCTGATATAGTTACATCACCAGAGATTGTACCTCCGGCTAAAGACATATTTAATCTGTTGTTTGTAGTATCTAAAACACTGTTTAGTGCTTCTTGTGAGGTTACTGAGTTTGCCGTAACGGCGTTTCCTGAAGAGTCTAGAAGTACCTTGTTTAGAACTTCCTTAGCGGTGAATTTATTTGGGTTTGCCATAATCTATCCTATATTCCTCCACCACCGCTTAAAGCATCCATATAGTTAAATTATATGTTCTGTAACTTACCTTACATTAAAACAAATAATCAATCAATTATATTAAGTAAAACTTGCTGGTACTACTGCTCTAGTTCCTCCAGTTTTACTTCTTTTCTTTGTGCCATACTTTTTAATAGCCATATCAAATTTTCTTTCATGTTGCATCATCAAAGACATATACCCCTGCATCATGCCAGCATCAGGCGTTGAACCCGCCTTGTCCATATACAAACATTTTTTCACATAATCTACTATTGATGAGTGATATAAATTATCCACATCTGGAAAGTCTGTAAGAGCATCTACTTTTTTAGGGTTTCCATAATAATGTATTAACATACCATCTGAGACTGCATGATCAAAAGCCTGATATGCTTTTCTATCCGTTCTGGACTCACCAGAAGAAGAGTATGTGGTGATCAAACCTAAATGATCCCCTCTTATAAAATACAATACTTTATCTTCAGGATACTTTATATTACTTGCCATTATTCAGGCTCCTTTATTGCAGGTTCTGATGTGATGTCAAACATTAAAGGCTCTCCGTCTAACACCCTAGGAATTTGAATATAATCACCATCATTATCCATAACATCTACCCTATACACTTTATTGATTCCCATCTCTTCTGTAGAGGAATCGGTAGAGCCATCTCCAATACTGTAAAACATTTGATTTGCAACTATATTTACTTTTGCCGTCACCGCTTTTTGTGAATACTGACCAATCTCATTAATAGCATCATTAATCAAAGACATGATGTAAGCCTCTGGTGCATTAGGAAAAACCTGCCTAACCCTGCTTATAATTTGTTTTACTGATAGCCTATGTATTGGATGTGACATTATCTAAGAGCCTGTATTCCTTTATCATAATCTGCCTGTAATTTAGCTTGTTGTTTCTCATATTTACTATACTCACTTGTATCTACAGCCAATCTTGTTTGAACTTCATTTGCGTATCCACCCGCTATAGCTATTTTTGATTGTACCTCTGTTGCGTATCCTTGAGCCGCATTAATATAAGATTGAACTGATTGTAGATATGTATTAGCAGTTCTTATATATCCCTGTGCAATTTGACCGTAAGTTCCTGCAACTCTAGAATATCCAGCTCCATTTGCAATAAATCCCTGTGCAACAGATATCTGTGCCTGAACCTGATTAACCCTAGATGAAACTTCAGAACCATAAGCATTAACTTCTTCTACCCCAGCTCTTGCCTCCGCTAAATATGCATTACCTGCCGCTATTCTAGCCTGAGACTCTTCTCTTTTTGTTCTTGCCTGTGCTAATCTAACATTAACTTCATTCGCATAACCCTGAGCAATAGAAAGCTTAGATTGTATCTCTGCTAAATAGGCGTTTGCAGTATTTATGTATCCCTGTGCTGTTCTAGTATAACCACTTGCAGTATTTATATACCCCTGAGCAACATTCCCATATCCATTCGCAGTGCCTAAATATCCTTGTGCAGTATTATTGAAACCACTCGCTGTATTCCCATAAGCAGATGCTGTTTGTAAAAAACCATTTGCTATACCAACCTGAGCATTTACCTGATTTACCCTAGCAGAAACTTCTGCAACGTAACCCTGTGCTTCTGATACAGCCGCATTTGCTTCTGATATAAATCCATTGCCAGCATTGACGTGTGATGATGCTAACTCTATATCTTCAGCAGTGTTAGAAGTTACCGCACTATCAAATTGAGTATTGGCAAGTTGTACTGCGGTATTAACCCTGTCAACTGCCGTGTTAATAGCCGAAGTAGCAGTATCTATATCGGTATCAACCAAAGTAACCGCTTCGTCCAATTCAGCATTGGCTAAAGCAATTTCTGCGGCCATCTTATCTACCTCTGCATTTGCCGAGTCTACTTCTGTATTTGCCAAATCTACCTCTGCCGCCATCTTGTCCACCTCGGCATTAGCAAGAACCACCTCTGCTTTTGAAGCATCTACTTCAGCATTAGCTAAAAGTATTTCAGAATGAGCATTGTCTGCTATTGTTAAACACTCATCTATTTCTGCATTTATAGCGGTCAATGCTGTATTAACATCACCTTCAGAATCAGCTTCTCCTAAATCTAATAAAGCATCAGACTGGTCAAACTCTGTATTTGCTAACTGCACAGCCGTATTAATCCTGCCTGCCGCTGTGCTCATAGCACCAGTTGCAGTATCTATATCACTATCTACTAATGCAACAGCCTCTGTTAATTCTGCAGTCGCCTTATCTAATTCTGCATTATCCAAATCTGCTTCAGCAGACATTTTATCAACCTCAGCATTAGCCAAGCCTATCTCTGTTAAGGCAGATGTTATATTAGAAACAGAGCTATCAACTTGGGTATTAATTAAATCACAAACAGCTTGAGTTTCATCTAACTCTGTATTAATTGCTGTTAGTGCAGTGGTTATATCTGCGTTGCTTGACTTGCTCCCTAATAAATTTTGTAATGACTTTATCGCACCATAAAGAACTACAAGATATTCAGCCTCATCTGGAAAGCTAGATATACTAGAATCCCCAAATGCTACGGTTGGAAAAGACACATGCTGTACAAACGCATTGTTAGATGCAGTTGGCGTTGGGTATACTGTTAAAATGTTTTGATATAAATAATAAGCAGGATCGCTTGTAGTTGCGTATTCCATATCCGAAGAGTCTGTTATTCTTCCTCTTTTAGAGCTAGGGATAAGCCTACAAGGTTGATCTATCGTACCATCATTTCTCAATACAGATATCACAACCCCCTTACCATCCATATTCACAAGTGTAGGTGTGGAATTATCTAAAGTTGCCTGAGTTGTACACTCAGCTAACATTCTAGACGGCATCAAATTTATTACTTCTTTAGCACCATCTGTTAAGAACTGAGTTAATTCTGCTTGAGTTGGTGCACTACTACCATCTATGCTTAAACTTGTTAATGCTTCTACCTGTGCTTCAAATGTTGCCATGTTATGCTCTTCTTACCTTGCCTGCTATCTTCTTTGAGTACTTGGCTTTTGGCTTTCCTTTTGCAGATGCGGCTCTCTTTCTTCTGTTTGTAGCCGCTTTTTCAGAGGCACTAAGACTTTTCCTAACTGATTCAGGTAAATAACGTCCACGCTTTGCTTTTGGTTTTTTCTTATCTGCTTTAACGACATAATCCCACTTTTGTTTTGACCACTTTGATAATTTATTCTTAGATGATTTTTTACCAGAATATGTCCCACCCATATCCTTATAATACTTTACAGCAAGTTGCATAGCCCTAGCAGAGTGCTTGCCACCCATTTTTCTTTTAGCTTTAGCCTTTGCTCTTGCCCACTTGGCCGGATCTCTTTTTTTTGCTGTCGCCACTATTTCTTTTTCTTTTTGGCGTGTGTCATTTGAACTTTAAAACTGGCAGTTAAACTCGCACCTTTGTGTGGCTTGTATCCACCCCTAGGGTTCTTCATTAATTTATAACCAGCACCAGCTTTCATCCAATGATAACCGGTAGGTGCTTTTACCTTTTTATTCATTACCATTTCACCTTATGACTCCAATACCTTGCTGATAGTTTGCTAGGTTTAGAATCTTGTGCATTATGTCTTGCATAATACGATTTACGTCTTGCCTTGTCTTTTTTACTCTTTGGATTCTTGCCGGCACCCCTCACTCCCTGCTGTCCAAATCTAATTAATTTTGTTGTGCTCCCAACCTTAGCGACCACTACATGTGACTTCTTTGGGTGATTTGGAGTACGTTTTGGTTTATTATATCCACTTACTCCAGCCCGTACAAGCTTTGGGTCTCTCTTCTTTTTAGCTGGCATAACCTAAATTTTTCCTCATGCTTTTTACATTGTCATCCATCGTTTGGGTAGAAAACTCAACATCTGTTCTTTTGCCTAAGTCAGAAGTCATCCACATATTCGTAGTGAACTTACTTTCAGATGCTTGTTTACCGCAAGATTTGCAGTAGAACCAGCCTTCTTTGTTGTCTTTATTGCAATGTATACATTTTTTCATAATCAATCCTTTTATAGTTTCGGGGAGGAACCTTTATCGAACCTCCCCACAGTACTATAAACTGTTATCCTTATGTATTCGGATTAAGATATGGTTATATGAGCGACATCGTGAGCCTGTGCTTTGGCATAGTAATAAGTACCATCGCAAATTAACTCAACCTGATCTCCTAACTGTGCACCACTGATGAAAACAATTTCATCAACAGCAGACTCAGCACTGCTACCAGCACCACCGTCAGCACCAACTGTTGTTCCAACAATGGTGTCTTCAGATGTATTGTTAGCAATGGTAACTGCATTAGCCGCAACTTCAGATAGGATGAACTTAGCGTTCCATCCAGCACCGGCTGTTGCCGCCAATGGTAGGGTAATCTCATAAGCAGAGTCTTGCTGAATCATAAAAACCTTACCAGAATCTAAAGCAGTTAAGGTTTTAGCCGCATTAATAGTCTCTACTTTTAGTTTAAGATCAGCTTTACCGCTATTATTATTTAGATAATCAGCTCTCATCTTACACCCCTTCTAGGTTGTATAGTGCGTGTGACTCAGGAAGAGTAATCTCTAAACCAGCTTCGGTTAAGATCATGTCTTTCCTTAAATCCTCATCAGCCGCCTGTACGTTAGTCATAACCTGAGTGTCACGATTGATACCGTTACCGATTAACGGACGATAAGCAAGTTGTGTCATATCAGCCATGAGCAT